CCTGTTATGATAGATTTTAAAACTTCAGAATCAAATGGTATTGTGTACATTAAATGCTTCCATGACAAGAACCATGGCAATTGCTATGGCAATAAAATTCTTCAACAAGAGCAGTTGTTGTTCTGTTTGTGTTAATTGCGTCAGATAAAGAAGAAACAAAACTATCTAAAATTGAAGCAGTAATTATATCACCAGATGCTGGTGCTGCAACAGTGGTCATATCTGCTGCGAAAGTTGAATTTAAATTGGTTATGTTTGTTTCATCATAGTCAAGTCTTGCTCTATCATTACCATTAACTTTATACCACTTTTGAAATCTACAAACTCTAATTCTTGACATTAATGCAGCATAATTTCTAAAATTTGTAGCGATAGTAGAAGCAGTAATATTCGTATCTGAAATATCTGCAGAATAACTTCCAGTGTATCCGCTAGTTGTTCCACCAACAGTTGCTGTGTTTTGTGTAAATGGATTGTTATCAGTTCCCCATACAATATTAACATTGTAGGTGGACTTTAGCGATTCCATCGAAGCAACAATATTCGATTTTGTTATATTAACGCCAGCTGTTGTCATACTTTAACCTTTGCATTAGTGTTCTTGGTGCTGCACACACATCTCCCTGCCAACTTAATTGGTGACAGTCGCTATTACATATGTCGAAAACATCGCAGGTGTAGCAACGAGGGTCGCGACTTACCTCACATGTAATATTATTTATTCTTCCTGGCGCACTCAATAGACTATTTATAGGTTGATTTATATCGCCAAAACTGTTACCTACAGCGGAATTTGGGCAACCAGAAATAGTACCATCCCCATTTATTGTAAAAATCTTTTGTTCACAATCTCTACAACGAACTCCACCATGAACTCCCTTTGTTATTGAAGAATACACACCATCCAGTAAAACATCGCGATACTTTGGTTTAATTGCTTGGTATGTTTCATGCATCTGAACGAACCAGTTATCTAAGTCTTTATTTGCAGGGAATATATCAGTGTTAACATTTGCGCTTCCATCATGCGTAAGTCGCTCAAACTGAACATAATTTACACCAAGAGTGTTTAACCAAGTAACCAATTCAACTGTATCCATCTCCATTAGATCTTTGTTTAGACTAATGTTTAGAGTTATGTTATGACCAAGATCTACAAGAGTTTTAAGATTTTTTCTCCATAACTTTTCTTGTTTGTCATTTTCAAATCTAATGTTCTTATCCCAACTGGTACAGAAACCAGTTTTTAAAACAGTGCTAAAGAATTTTAAATGGTCGTCTGTTAATGTAAAACAGAGATTGGTTGAACATGACCATCCAAGGTTTGGCCATAGAGGTGATACTTCTTCCCAGACTTTATACATATCTTCCAGTGGCGCAAGAAATGGCTCACCACCATGGAAAATAATTGCTCCTGATCCAAAAGTTTCACATTCTTTGTGAAGTTTTTTGAACCATTCTATTGTGTTGTCTGGATTGAAGTAGACTTTTTTACCATTAACACCATTCGTGAAACAGTGTTTACAGTTGAGTTGACAAGTTTCAGTTGTCTTTAGATAGACTACTAAATCTTTTGGTTTGAGTATGCTAGAGACAGCTGCTGTCTTATAGAATGTTATTGGCTGAACATGCATCAAGAGTCATTATAAAATTACACATTCAACTAATTTAACATCTTCTTCGGAACTTGATTCCAACGCTACACCAAATGCGCCATAAAAGTGATGTTCGCATTCAATGGCAGTTCCATTATTTCCAGCAGTAATACTTTTACCCTTGGTAATTGCTCCAACAACTTTAACAGGAACACGTCCTTTAAGTGCTATTTTTGTACCACCAACCAATTCGTCATTCATACAATAAGCAGGAGCAGCAGAAACGACACCGATTGCTTTATCGCCGAAAGAACTTTGAGTAACTTCTTTTTCGCCTCCAACTACAATAACAGTTCCTGTTTCGTAGGTAGTATCGGCAAGATATTTCTCTGCCAAGTCAGCGTATTGTGCTGTAGAGGCAACACCATAAATTGTTCCAAATCTATTTCCAGTTTGACCAATATCACCAGTACCATTCGTACCAGATTTTGTAATAGATGGAAGAGTAACAGCACCAGAAAGTATAGAAGTTGTGCCGACAGAAAAAGAATTTGTTATAGTCAAACTACCAAATGTCGGAGTAGCATCTGTTCCTAAAGTTATTGTAGGATTACCAGCAACACCACTACCATTAGTAATAGTAAGTCCATTGGCAACAGACCCAACAGCAATTGATCTTTGCGCCACAGTGGCAGAACCTGTACGAACATAAATTCCAGTTGTCGATACACCAGCAAGGGCTGCCAATTCAGCTGAGTATCCTTGAACATCGCTACCGATAACCAATCCCAAGTTTGTTCTTGCGCTTGCAGCATTAGAAGCACCTGTTCCTCCATCTGTAACTGCTAAGTCAGTTGTAAGACCAGAAATATTTCCACCAGTAATTGTAACATTGCTGGCAGCTTGAGTAGCAATTGTACCAAGTCCAAGGTTAGAACGAGCAGAAGCAGCATCGCTGCCACCAGTACCACCATTAACGATAGCAACTGTTCCAGAAACATTCGTTGCGTTTCCAGAAAGGGATCCAGTAACATTACCAGTTACATTTCCTACAAGGTTTCCTTGAAACGATGTTCCCCAAAATGTTCCAGCAAATAAGTCGCTATTGGCATCGCGAAGAGCAATAGTATTTGCAGTTGCTGCCGATGCGGTTGAATATCCATCCAACAAGTCAGCATCTAATCCTGAACCAACTCCATCAACTGTTTTTAATTTTGTTAAAACATCAGCTGCAGTGTAAGATGATGCAGGTAGAGCAGCAGATAATTGAACATTAATATTGTTAAAGTTGTCGTCCATCTCCTGATTGGAAAGAGGACTTCCTTTAACAGTGCGTAGCGTAATTGATGCCATTAATTTTCCTTATTGATCAACAGTTGCAACATAGATTTTATGTCGTTGATATCATTTTCAAGTTTATCTATCTTTTCGTTTTGCTTTTCAACTTCATTAACTCTATTTAGCATAATGTTTTTATTTTTGATGTATGTCTCAAATTCCGATTTATTGGAATTAACGATAGCATGAGAACGCACATCTCTCACTAAAGAGGGGTTTCCCTCAACCTGTAAATATTCCATTATGACGCAGCGATAATTCGTAAATCTTTAACATATGTTACTTCAGAACTATTTGTAGAAGTAAACACCAATTTAACAGTAAATGCATCATATGGAGTCATATTAGTCAATGTGTAGTCAACATCAGTATATGTATTGTCGCCATATTGAACTTTAGGGAATAATCCATCTGGTTGAATTAGAGTATAATTAATTGATGAATATGCATTCTTAGTTCCGACTGGGCTTACCTTATAGTAAACATCAAGACCAGAGTATGTTGGAGAGTTTACAGAAAGACGAATCTTAATAGTAGTTGCTGGAGTTACCAAAGAAACTTTTCTAGTAACATACTTACTATGTGTAGAACTGCCCGATGGAGAAATTTCATTAATAAATGTATTTCTGTAAATTACTGTAATTGCAGTTCCAGCAGCAGCAACTGTAAATCCGCTGGCATTTGTAATTGTAACAGACGATCCATCAGAAGCCACAGCAGTTATTAGTGCAGCTGTAACATTATTTGCAGCAGTACCAGAACCAGTAATTGTAATATATTTACCAACCTGTAGAGTTGCCAACAATGCCATTGCTGCAGCATTGGTTGAAGCAATTCCAGTTGTGGTAAAGGCAATGTTTGTGTTTCCAGACAGCAATGTGATATTATCTAAATCACCATTGTTTTGATTTGTTTCTGTAGGAGCATTTATAACATTGCTAACAGCAATCAATCCCATCCTAGTTGAGTCAATAACTGGAGAAACTGCATCATTAGTAGTACTAATTTTGCAACTAAGGAAAACAGATTTTCCAACTGTAGACATTAATGCTTGATTCGCAGCAGAAGCAATCAGTCTTGGAGTAGAGAAATAATTTGTATCATTTATAGCAACACCAACATAACCAGTACCATTTGATGTGGTATCAAGGACATATGGAGTTTGAGTTCCAGATGTATCGTTTATTGATTCTCCAGATGTGGTTTGCATAAAGAATGTTGCAGTAGTATCTGCAAAATCTTGATATTGTGCCTGCGGTTGAACAGCATTATATTGTAAATTTCCAATTGCTGTTACTGTAGTTCCACCACCATATCCAGTTTTCTTACCAGTTGTTGTAGATGCGATGATATAAGAATCGTTATCGACTACAGTAGATACAGTTTTTTGACCATAAATTTCAGTAACAGGAATACCATTTACCGCTGCAGCAATTCTAAAAGTACCACCGCTGTATGCTATTGCAGCATAAGATACTAAAGTAAGAACTGTATTGCTACTGGTTGCTACTGCTGATACAACACCAATATATCTTGGAGTAGTTTCATTTGTATACAGAACAGCACCTTGACCAGAAACAAGAGTTCCAATTTCTGTGCCAAATAGAGTTAATACTCCATTTACAGTAGGACTTCCTGTTGTAGTAGTAATAGTTCCAGTTGCAGTATTTCCATAAATTCTCGTAGTATCATTGTTCGATAGTGTAACATAAGAACTTGCTATCAAACCATGGTTTGTATGAAATACTTTAAATTTAGCAGAACCAGTATTTGTTTCGAATGGATTAGCACCCAAAACTACTTTATTGATAACATCATTGGTAAACTGAACATTTCCAATTGTGTTAGTTGAGAATACTGCACGATTTAAAGTAAACTTCAAATCCTGATCTTGATTGGCAGTCCAAGTAGATCCATTCTGAGATTTAAATAAAACACCAGCGTAAGGTTGTTCAGATATCATTCTACTAGATCCTGGGATTGCATCACCCATATTTGCAATCCATGCTTTATAACTATTTGAATCTGAAGCAATAACTAACGCATACTCCGTAGCATCGTTTAAGTAAACAGGCGAATCGAAGGTAAAAGTAGTAGGTGTATCATAACTTGGAACAATAGTCCCATCTGGCAATGTTACAGTATTTGTTGAGATATTAACTTTTTCTGGATTCAATACTACTACCGAATATGGGAGAATAGTTTTTCCAGGATTTCCATTAACAACTTCACGAATTTCAATGTGAACAGGAATGTTTTTATCTTTCGTTGCAAAGAACAAATCAACAGATGTTAAGAATGCGCCACCTGGAGAATCTACCAAGAAAGTTTGAGCAAGAGGATCGTAGTATGCTGCGCCACTGGCACTTCTTGTAGTTGTTTGTGTAATAGTTCTGCTGTCGTCTACTTGAGTTTGAACAAGAATACCATTTCTGGTAGACATATATGTTGCTTGTTTTGTTTCAAGAACACCTTGAGCATAGTATTGGCCAGAACCTCTACTAGTAAAGGTTATATCAGTAGAAGTGGATGCATCTGATAGAGTAAACGCACGTTGACCAGTTCTAAAACGAACAATATCTGTATTTGGAATGGCGAACAACAATTGAACTTTACCATTTACATCAGTGTATACAGAACTTCCAGCTGTTTTGACTGTGCCAACGGTAATACCTTTTCCAACAATATTAGTAATGCCACCAGTAATATTTTCTCCAGCAGTAAAAGTTCCTTTGAT